GCCACTCTAATTTGTTCTGTACAATATTTCATAGAAGCACCATATAAAGAAGGTGTTGCTACAAAGTTGTATGTAGATAATATTGTAGCTCTAAAAGCAAACAATATAGAAGATAATTTAAAATGTTGATCGTTGTTTGCGAACACACCTGTATTATAAACTGGAGCTGAAGCATTAGCAATTACATATATGGCAGCTGTTGCTACAGCACCACAAGTATTATCAGTTAAAGATTCTGCTTGAGTTTTACCTTTTCTCCACATTCTACCAACATTACCAGTTTGTGATATACCAATGTGTGGCATATTTATTAATAATAATGCTCCACTCACTGTAATGTGAGAAGCCCATGCTTGTAATCCTAATACACCTGTGTGCGGGTAACCAGCTAATCCACCGCCTACAAATGGACCAAGAATATCAGATTGTTCCACTGAAGTTTGTCCTAAATTGTTAACTTGTTCTACTGCATTTACATCATCTGAACATACTGTTGTGTTAAGAAGTACTTCATCATAATTATATCCTTTTGTTTTAATAAAGCTTTTAACATTTTCAGAAAACTTATATGCAGGCATTGCAGCAGAATACTGACTTAAAACAGTGGCAGTGTATGCACCTGGATTAGGTGGATTAATAAGAGTTCTGCAACATAAGTCTGCTGGAATTTCGTTCCATGTAGATGAACCATTAGGATATGATCCCGATGTTAAAATTAAACTACCAGGTACAATTTTTCCTTGTTTACTGTACCTTACAAATGCTCTTTTCTTTGACATTTTTATTTATTTTTTAGGTTTAGAGATAGACTTTGGTTTACCGCAACCACAGCCATAAATGTTTATATTCTTTATCATATAATATATTTATATCTTAGATAATTGGAAGTGCATTCCATCAGCTTTTTTCCAAAGTCCTCCCCATGTAAATCCAGCATCTGTAAAACATTTTACAAAAGAAGCAGATAGTTTAGGTTCACACCCAAAACAATTTGCAAATGCATTTACATCTACAGCAATTCCCCATGAATGTAAAGACATTGTAGATTGTCCACGTTTTTTTCTTATATTAAAGCAACCATCCCAAGTTTTAAGTTCTGATACTAATTTTCTTTGTATAAGATTAGTAAAAGCATTAGATAATGGTATCACCATATCTTTGTTACAATATATTTTTTTTGGTATTACACCTATTTCTAAATGAGTGGGTACATCCCAAACAGTCATGTAACTGTTATTTTCTGATGGTGCACCATACTTTTTCAAACAGTCTTGAGAAGTTACCATTTTTTAAATTTTAACCAAACAATTATAAATAAAAGTATAATAAGAAATATTACAAAATACAATATTTTTTGTTCTTTAGCTTTCAACTCATTAATTTTTGTTTCAGCCTGTATAAGTTTATTGTTTATTGTAAAACAATCTACAGCTTCTTTTACTTTAATGGTATCAGTGCGTAAAATATAATGATTCTGCACTACTTTTTTAATCTTAATACTGTCTATTTGTTTTGTAATTGTATCATACACTACATTTGTTTCGATTGTTGTATCATGTAATACAGTGGTATCAGATTTTCCTTGTATAAAAGTTTCTTTTACTGGGAAGTTTACTGCAACAAACGGTGCAATTATAGACAATTTTTTAGTGGTCACATTAGGATCAGTGGCAACTTTATTATAAAGTTTTACTGATACCCCACACCCTGCCAAAATTAATGGCAGGATGATGAAGTATTTTAACTTAAAATTTTTCATTAGTTAGATGTTTTTTCATCAGTGGCTAACAATTGACCTGATTGATTTTGGAAAAAATTCTTAATAAGATAAGAAAGTGCTGCTGTTGCACCAGCTAAAGCATATCCTTTCAAATCTGTAAATAAAGGAAACTGATTGGTCTCAGTTACTTTCAATACTCCGCCTAAGAATACAGTTAAAAATGCAATTAAAGTACCGTGTCCTAAGTCTCTGAAATTTAATGATAAAAACTTACTCATTTTAAATTGTTTTAATTTTTGTTAATTTATACTGTTACATTTAATAATTTATAAAATACAGGGTAAAATCCTTCTGAAGAGACATCTTTAAACTCTTCAATATTAAAATCTTTATGTTCTAATTCTTTTTCAATTAACAATACAGGTGAAAATTCATCTTGAAATTTTAACATATTTGGATTGAGAATTTCTTCTCCTTGTTCATTCTTGATTTTAATATTAATAGTAATGTTTCCATCTTTTTCTTCTCCATATTTCTTTACCAACTCATTCTTAATATCATTACAAGGAGTGGTTTCTGTTTTTACATTATTTAACATAGAGTTTAAATAATACTTAGTGGTCATTGCTAACTTTTGAGCAAGGAGACAATGTTTTCCTTTAGTTAATTCATCTTCAAGAGCTAAGAAATCTGAAATAGTTAATGTACTTTTTTTCATTGGTTTTATTTTTTACAAATATAAAGAATTTAATCTGAGTTTGGAGCACCTAATGTAGCAGATTGAACACCGCCTCCACCATTATCTACTGCGTTATCATCCATAGATTCTGGAACAATCACTACACCTAACTTAGTTGCTACAAGTTGATCAATATAAGAATTATCAACTCCCCAATCTGCAAATTGTTGATCAGTTAATTGAAAATCATCTTCCACAATTCTTTTTGTTTCAGTAGTCATTAGTGCATAATAAACAGTGCATGTTTTTGCATCTGTTGCAAATGCTGAAATTGAAACTCCTAATTTAGTTGCTGTTCCTATAATTGGAAAAACCACTGGTTGAATATTTACCATTTTATTTATTTTTTATTTATTAATGCACTATATTTAAAGCTCCTCCACCATGTCTATATATATCTCCTATTGCAAGACCATTAGCAAGAGCTGCTGCGTTTGATGCATAAGTGTATATATTACTAAAATTATATCTTGTTTTACCACTTGCTCCTGAAATATAAATTTTAAATGTACAACCGCTATCATCAGTATCACGATTAAATACAGTTAATTGTATTAAATCTTTTTGTATAAAAAATAGTGACACAATATCATCATCACCTTGAATAACCGTTGTATTTATTGATGGAGTGATAGAATTAGCAACATAGGTTGTTCGTAATTGTGTACCAAGATCTTCTTGTGTAAGTGCTATATTTAAATATCCAGGAAGTATTGTTTCTGTATAACTAGTTTCAAAATCTCCTCCATTACTAGTATATACATTTGTTACTATTTGAGTATTACTAAATGTCTGTCTAGCCCAAAACTTATCGTCTACATTATCAGCATTTGTGTATTGTGCATTTATATATACATTTCCTGCACTAGCATTTAAATTTGAAAAATAATCACCATTTTCTAAAGAAGTAATTACAACACTATTTTGATTTATGCTTATGCTTGAATTTAACCCATCTCCAACTACATCAAAACTTATAGATTGACCATTAAGATTTATTTGTGAAGTATCTGGAAAATCATAACTAAAATTTTCTATCCTAAATCCTTCTTCAGCACTTATGAATAATCGCATTATAGAATTATTATCAGCAAATTCATGTTGAATACGTGTAAATAATTCATTAGATAGTATTGCACTATCTCCAAATGTTGTTGCACTGGTTCTTACAGGAACATATCCATTTGTAGGATTTATTGTAATAGAACTTCCACCACCGCCTAGTGATTCAATTAAACAATACAATTTTTGCACTTGTTTATTCAACCATGTGAGATTACCGTATATATCAGTAGGAGGATTAGTATTCATATTAGTTATGATTTTGGAATATATTTTTTAATATCAAAAATATCTTCATGTTTAAAATATTTATCATGTAATATAAACATATTAAATAGTTCATAATTTTTAGATACAGTTTGTAATACTGTTTTAAAAATTTGACTATTTAACATTTCAACATTTTTTTTTAAATTTTCAATTTCTGTTTTATCTACATTTGCTTGAGCAAGTAACATTTTTACATCAGATCTTAATTCTGTTACATCTCTCCATATCATTATAGATAATAAACTAACTAATGTTGGAAAAAGATATACTTTTAATTTATTTAACATTGTATTTTTTTCACCAATAGTAGCTGCCATTTTATATAATTTTTAATTTTTATTAAATTTTAAAAAATATTTACATGTAATTAACCGAACAAGTCCCTGTTTTACAATAATATTGTAGTACACAAGTGATGTACAGGTTAATTAGAACTTCTTAACCCAGGGATTATTTTTGTAATTTTGCCCGATTAACAGATTCTATTCTACAATATAATATACAAAATAATTATCATTAAATCAACTATAAATTAAAATATATGACTACAAATCTTAAAAAAAAACAGATTATTATTGAAATAATAAATCAATCTTTAGATGAAATAAAAAAACAAACAGGATTAATATTAGATGTAAAAATTAATGATAGGTCAATTGATTTTTATGATGATTGTTTATTTGACGAAAGTAAAAGATTAAACTTTGAAATTATTGAAGCTATTATTATTGACTCATTAAATTTAAAATCTAGAATATCAAAAAAAGGATTAAGCACTATAAATAAACAAAGAGACATAGTGGATGCTAGAAAGATTTTTTCACATATATGTCATAAGTATAAATATAAATTTGTTGATATTGCTAAATACATTAATAAACATCATACATCAATTACTTATCTTAGCGGTGAGTGTAAAAATCTTTTAAAAACAGATGATGTATTTAAAGAAAAATACACTTTAATTTTTAATAAAATAAAAGATATACATGATAAGACTGTTTAATGAAATTATAAGAGATAAACTCACTCCTAATGGTTTATATTTTTTGATGGCAATCACTGAAGGTAGCACTATGCCTGGTATAGTTTATAATAATGAAAAGAAAATTTTAGAAGATAATGGATTTATTATAGATAATAAAATATCACCATTAGGATTATCCTTAATGGATAAATATAAAAAACTCTATAAAACTGAGGTGAAAGGTAAAGTGAAAAAAATAATTGATTTTAGTCCAATTGAAACAGAATATATATATCAGTATAGAGAGATTTTTCCTCCAGGTATACTACCATCTGGTCATCCATCTAGACTATCTTATAAAGAATTAGAAAAAAGATTTTTAACATTTTTTAACACGTATAAATACGATTGGAGTATTATACTTAAAGCAACTAAAGCCTATGTAAATAAATTTAAAGACAGTAATTACTTATACATGAAAACTTCGGGTTATTTCATAATAAAAAACGAGATGGGTGTAGAAGTTTCTACATTAGCAACTTATTGTGAAATGATGTTAGACTCACCAACAGACTTAGAAAATGAAAAAAATAATGGTTATACAAATGCAATTTGATATATGAATAATAACATAATTAAAGTTTATCCTGCAAAGTTTTTTCATGATAATGTTGTAATAATTGGTAACACTGAAGGTTTAAAAAAACTTCAAGAAATGATATCAGCTATTATAAAATATGAAGAAGAAAAAAATCCTGTTCTTGCTGAAGATTTTACAGAAACAGATGGAAAAGTATATAAAATCATTGTCAAAAAATTTGATAATGATGTTATAGATGAAAAATGGTTAGATATACCATTGCACTATGAAGAAGATATGGAATTATCAAATGAGGATAAAATTTTCCTTGCTCAATTTCTTGTAAATGATCTTTACAAGAAAGAAGATGAAAAATGATTCCAAATTGGGTGCATAGAATATTATTGTCATTATGTAATATGTTTGTTTTTTGGTTTATAATATCTATTTTTCTAGTAAAAATGTCATTTTTAAATTATATAATTATTGAATTTCTTTTCATTTTATCATTTAAACTTTATATCTTTACATGCTCAAAATTTAATATTAACAGAAAAACCAACACTATCTAATGTCAAATATAATTCACATAAGTCAAGCATATCAAGCTGCTCTTGACTATATGAAAAAGAGAAAAGATGGTGAAATAAAAAGCATTAAAACACCATGGTCTAAAATGAATCAAATCACTATGAATGGTTTTGAATGGAACAATATCATAGTGATTGGTGGTAGACCTGGTTCTGGTAAAACAATGCTTACCAACTTAATAACTAGGGAATCTTTTAAACTGAATCCTGACCAAAAATTTGGTGTATTAGACTTTCAGTTTGAGATGATAGCAAGAACTATTGCTATGAGAGAATTTTCAGGTGCATTGAATAAAACAATGAAACAACTATCTAGTTGTGGAGATCCACTTTCAGATGATGACTTATTAACTGCTGTACGGTATGCTAAAGAAAATGGAAACAGAAACATTTGGACTATAGACAAACCAATGACTGTTCCTATGATGCAAAACAAAATAGAAGAGTGTTTAAGTAAATTTAATATTCCTTTAATCATCACTTTAGATCACTCTGTACTTGTAGCAAAATCAGCATCAGAAAGAGATCAGTTTGAGACATTACACAATGTTGCAAAGATGATGACACATCTTAAAAAACAACCAGTGATGTTTATTATACTCACTCAACTTAATAGAGAAGTGGAGAGTATGGAAAGACAAAAACCTGGTACATATGGTAATTATATTTTTGATTCTGATATTTATGGCGGTGATGCATTACTGCAACATGCTGATGTAGTGTTAGGTATTAATAGACCATCAAAATATAATTTGAAAGTGTACGGTCCTGATAGATATCAAGTTAGTCCTAAACACATTATTGTTCATTATCTAAAAAATAGAAATGGACAAGTGGGACAATTTAGTTTCTTTGAAGAAGATTTTGAACATATGAAAATATATGAAATAGATCCTCCACCAAAAACAATAATGTAATATGACGACACAACCCCGACAGAAATTAGAAAGAGCTGTAGCATTAAGTGCACTACGGCAAAGAAACGAAAGTAATTTTAAAAAGTTAGGACTTATTAATCCAGTATTTGCAATCAAATTTGCTTATGTACCTAAACACAGAGAAGACATGGTGATAAGCATGTTTCCATCTGAAATGGATGTACATGATGACATTTATCTTGAATTAACAGATGGTAATAATCATCCTATTCATGAAAATGCTGTCTTGTACAAATTAAGACACAACCCATTTTACAAACAAGGTGAATATGAACTTATTCCACCTGATCTTGCAAGAAACAAAAAATCAGAGACCTATCTAATACCTGTTTCTGAATTAGAAATTGTAGAAGGTAGACCTAACTATGGTGAATTACAATTAGAAGTTGTTAAAAGACCAAATGTTAAAGATACAGGAATGTTTAGCACTGCTAAATTATCTGATTTTTCTTTTGATAAAGAAACAACAGTTGACAAAACTGATGAGCATTATTCTAATATGACAATTAGAGATTTAGCTGCTATTTTATTAAAAGCTCCTGTTAGTAATAAAAAATGGTTAAATGATATAATCTTAATAAACAAATAATGGCACAATCAATTTTAATTATTGCAGAATCAGGATGTGGTAAATCTACATCTATTACCAACTTAGATAGTAAAGAGACATTTATTATCAATGTTGCAAATAAACCTTTACCTTTTAAAGGTTGGCAAAACAAATATCAACCTTTCGATTTAATTACAAAAAAGGGTAATTGTGCAAATGTTAGTTCTCCTAAAGATATTGAAGCTGTATTAAAAATTATTAACAATGAAAGAAAAGAAATTAAAAACATTGTTATAGATGATTTTCAATACATGTCAGCCTTTGAATATTTTGGTAGAGCAACAGAAAAAGGTTATGAAAAGTTTACGCAAATGGGAGCAGCTTTAGCACATATTGCTAAACTACCTATTTTAATGAGAGATGACCTTCTTGTATTTTATCTTACACACGCTGAAGAATCCACTGATATTGAAGGCAGACGTAAAGTGAAAGCTAAAACAATTGGTAAACTAGTGGATGATAAACTAACATTAGAAGGTTTATTTTCAATAGTTTTGTTTGGTAAAGTAAAGAAAGACAAAGATGGATTAATGAGATATGTATTTGAAACACAAAACAATGGTGAAAATACATGCAAAAGTCCAAGAGAAATGTTTGATACATTTGAAATTGCAAATGATTTACAAATAGTGAGAAACGCTATATTAGATTACGAAAAATAAATAATAAAACATGTTAAGTACTAAAGACATTTCAGTAGGTGGTGGTAAACTATCAAAAACAATTAAACCAGGAAATATTTTAGCAAAAATTTTAGATGTATCATTACAACCATTAAGAAGTGATGAAAATGCATTTTATCTTATGTTGCATTTAGAAGGTGAAGACCAAGGACCTGACTTTGAAGGTTTTTTATATGATAAGGACAGACCAGAATTAGGTAGAGCAAAAGGTCAAGTGGGTAAAGTGAGATATTCAATGTATCCCTATCGCGATGGTGTTACTAAAAATGGTAAACCAAAAAGTAGAGATTTTGAAATATTAAGATCTTTAGTTGAAATTGCTACACTTATTGGTAAAAGAGATGAACTAGATGCAATACAAACAAGAGATATATTTGATTTTGTAAAACAAACATCTAAAATTGTATCTGGTCATAGATATTATTATTGGTGTATTGGTGGTTCAGCATATATGAAAGATGATGGTCATAAAGATTTTTCATTATCACTTCCTAAGTATGATAAAAATTATAAATCATTTGAAGTTCCTGGTAGTACAACACCATCTCAAGTTGCAACATTTAACTATAGTGTGCATGTTGATGATAAAATTGAAACAGAAACTAAAACAGAAACTTCATCTTGGACAGCTGCACCAACATCTGAAAGTCTACCTTCTGAAAGTGGTGGTTGGACACCTGCTGGATTTGAAATTTAATTAAAAGATTACAAATATAAAAAAGTGTCGTATTTTACGGCACTTTTTTTTTATATTATGCTTTCTACAAAATATCTAATTAAAAATATTAAAGATGTTCCTGATGTTTGGATATATGAAAATTATTGTTCATTAGATCAAATATTAACTGGTCAAGATATAAAAATTAAATCTGTATTTAATCCAGGTGAAAAAACACCAAGTATGTGTATATATTTTAAAAATGGTAAATATTTATTTAAAGATTTTTCTACAGGAAAAGGTGGTGATGCTATCAATCTTGTGCAAGAACTTTATAATGAAAAATTTGCTGCTTCTTGTTATAGAATTGAACAAGAATACAATAAATATATAATGAATAATAATATTCAAAATAAAATTGTTGATTTTAAAACACATAATAAATATAAAGTGACGGATGTAAATTTAAGAAACTGGCATTTACATGATAAAATATATTGGCAAAAATATTGCATAAGTTCTGATCTTTTAGAAAAACACAATATAAAACCAATTGATAGTTATACAATGGAAAAATATGTTGATGATGATATAAAAAAGATAGAAATCAAAAACATTCATATGTATGGTTATTATACAGATAAAAATGTTTTGTATAAAATTTATCAACCTAAACTTAAAGAATATAAATTTATAAAACTAATCAGTTATTTACAAGGTTTAGATCAGTTGCATGGATATCCTTATTTAATTATTACATCTAGTTTAAAAGATATTATGGTGTTGAAATCTGTTGGTTTAAAAATTGATGTAATAGCACCAGATTCTGAAAATACTATTATTAAATCAGAAACAATAGATTTTTTACAAAAAAATTACAAAAAAGTACTTACTTTGTTTGATAATGATACAGCAGGTATATCAGCTATGAAAAAATATAAAGAATTATATAATATTGATTACATATATTTTGATTTAGAAAAAGATGTTTCTGATGCTGTATCTGTTCATGGTGTAAATAAAAC